GACGTCTCGAACCATGATTGGTTTTGGCCCACGTTCTTTGTTGATAGTATGGCTGACACTTTGCTGAACCTTGGTTTTGATGACAGATGGGTGGAATTGTTTAAAGTTTGCAATTTATTACCTCGTTACGCGACTGGGGTAGGACCCAACGCTCAAAACGTGTTAATTGGTGATCCTTCATCTCCTGACATTCACGGGGGCTTGACTTCTGGTAACGCTTTCACCGATATTTTTGGCACTGTGGGAATGTTAATGGTCTACTTTATTATTCAAGTGGAACATACATACGAGCAAATTATTCCGGCTTTGAAAGATAAACGTCGGTGTAAGGCTTTAGTGGATTCTTACTTGAAAGGGAAACTTCCAATCAAGATTAAAGATAAATCGGATGACGCATTGTTAGGATGGTCCGACGTTGTTTTCACTCATAAGGCATCCAAACTCTTGGACAAAATGAAAGCCGGGGAACAAGTGTCACCTTACATGAAAGTATCGTATGAACATGGCGGCGCTTTCCTTGGAAGCATCTTGTGGTATCCTGAGTCATTTGAAAGGAAAGATGTTGTACTAATAGGAAATGTACAATCTTTATTAACCAATTTATTCTCTCCAGAGTATGGTATACAAAGTGGAGTTAAGGATAGATCAAAGGTTAAACGACCTTTTCCCGGGATCGCATTCGGCACTCTTCCTTCTGTTTACAGTGGTTGTCCTCTTTATGGGGAAGTGATGGAATGTGTTGAGTCAGTATGGCATGACGTTTACCACGAGTCTTTTTATGCTAGAAAAACGAAACAGATGGACATCGACAACGCTAGGTTGAGTTCTTACATTAAGAATTTCGGCCAAGTAGGAGGTGACTTGACGTCTATTGATTTAGAAGTATTGAATGATCCGTCTAAATTAGAATACAAGTTCTCTGAAGACGACGTGTCTCCTCACGTAGTTAATTTCCTTTATCAGGGGCTTACATTAGAAGAAGTGACACCCTACTTCAATTCTGTAGTAGGTTACTAGAACCATTTAATTTACCTTGGAGGTAAAAATGTTAAATTTAAATTCCAAACTCATCGTACCGAGTGAGGCCATATCCGATAAAAATAACGCGCAATTAGAAGAGATGAAAGAGATTTTTTTCTGCTAATGGCGAGCA